TATTATTATGATTCATAAATGCGCCACACCGATTTTCGATTATGCAAATGCTGATGAGCTACGCAAAATGGCAGAGCAAAATGACGCTGTTGACGCTGCCCAGGCAGCTATTTATCATTGCAAAACTGGAAAAGATGAAGCTGAATTATTGGCAATGATGGGTAATGAAACCTACATGACAGGGCAAGAGGCGGTTGACAATGGATTTGCTGATGAATTGATTGAGGGCAAAGCGCCTGATATTGCTGCCAGCGCAGACCGGCGCACTCTGTTTTATTGTGGTAAGCCTGTTTGGGGCACAACCGGCAAGCCAATTCCTGAAAGTATTCCCGTTTCTGTGCTTTCTCCCGCTATGGCGGCAGAAATAAAAAATGTGCCAAATGATATTGGCAACAAAGGAGGGAAAGACATGACAATTACTATCGACCAGTTGAGAAGTGCATTTCCTGAACAGGTTGCTCAACTGGAGAGTGAAGCAAGAGCCGCAATCTCGGTAACACCTGCGCAACCTACTGCTCCCGCGACACTCGTACCCCCTGCGGCTGATTCCGCAGATGCGCTTGTTCAGGCGGAACGTGAGAGGATTAAGGCGATTGATGAGATTGCGCCAAATATTTTGGACAAAGCAATGGTGGAGGACGCAAAATACTCGCATCCTTGCACGGCTCAAGAGCTGGCATTTCGTGCAATGAAAGGACAGGCAGCATTGTGTACCAAACATCTTGACGGTGTTTCTGCCGATTTTCAGGCCAGCGGATTGTTACAAGTTCAGACACCCGGCAATTTGACATCGAAAATTGTACCGAATAGCCCGGAAGCAATGGCTGCACAGGCTCAAGCAGACGTTGAAGCTTACAAAAAAATGAAGGGGGCTAGATAATGGGAAAAAATTTGTTCTCCAAAGTTGGTGAAATTACTTTGGACAATTTGATTGTCGACCCGTACCCTCGTGCATTGACATATGGGATTAGTATTGTTGGCGGCGAAGGCGAGTTGGCGAGAGGCACGGTGTTGGCGTTGACTGACGATAACAATTATGTTGTTCTTGGAGCGGATAATACAGGCAAAGCTAACTGCATTTTGTGTGAACCTGTCAGCATTGGCGAAGATGAGTCGGTAACTGCAGTTGCCTATCGCACCGGGCATTTTAATCGCAATGCATTGATTGTTGCTGAGGGTTATGCGTTGACCTTTGAGGATGAAGAAAATCTGCGAAAGTGCGGAATTTTGCTTTCCGACATGATTTAGGGAGGGATATAATTTGGATATTTACAATACCTATTATTTGCTTGCGGCTATTGAATCCATTACACCGGAGCAAACATTTTTTAAGCAGCGGTATTTTCCTACAAATCCTAGCTTTGATGTGTTTGGCACATCTAAGGTGCTAATTGATTTCAGGGAGGAAGGTCAGAAGATGGCACCATTTGTGCTGCCGCGTATTGGCAGTTTGTCTGTCGGTCGTGAAAGTTTTAGTACATATGAACTTGAACCGCCTTTCATTGCTCCTTCCTTGCCGCTTACACTTGACCAGTTGAAAAAACGTGGCTTTGGTGAATCCCTGATGTCGGCGCTGACACCTGAGGATAGGGCGAGAATGTTGCAGATTAAAGACCTGGAAGACTTGGACAAGATGATTACCCGCAGAGAAGAATGGATGGCGGTGCAGACAATTCTTGACAACGGTTGCACTATGTGTCACCAAACAGATAAGAAAGATGTCTATGAAGATGTTGAAGTAAAGTTTTATGACGGCGAAGATAATCCGGCGTTGTTTACACCTGCCGCGCCGTGGACGCATACAAAAATGAATGCAGACGGCACAATGACGATTGGTAACTGGTATAGGGATGTTGCCAGTATGATAAAAATGCTTACAAGTCGTGGCAAAGCTGCCCGGGATTGGGTTGTCGCTAGTGACATTGGTGATTTTCTGCTGGAGGATTTGTGGATTCAGAAAATGTTGGATAACCGCAATGTATCAATGGGTCGCATTGCGCCTACTGAATTAACAGATTATGTGACGGAACTTGGCGTGTTCACTATCAATGGTCATCGTTTGAGCATCATTGTCAATGAAGAAGAATTTGAAGTTGATAATAAAAGCGTACCGGCTATGCCGGCCGGCAGCACATTTATTACTGCTCCTGGCTGTGGCAAAGGCTTGTACGGTGCCCACACGCAGTTGGAAAATGATGGTGAGCCTCACACATATGCGGGTACACGCATTCCGCAGCATATCTTTACAGTTCGCCCGCCTGTGAAGGAAACTGTATTGACGGCACGTCCTCTCATGGTACCGTTGACGCCTTCTCCGTGGGTTGTTGCAAAATCTGTTTTTGAATAATAATATTGGCTAATAAGAGGAGCGAATTATGATTCAAATGATTTCCGGCGCATATTGCGCAAAAAATGTATTGATACGTCCTCGTGATGGTGCATTCAGTTTGTCTGCCGAAGAGGAAGAACGCTTGGTTAAACGTGGCGTTGCTAAGTATGTTAATCAATCCGCGAGTGTTGATGAAGTCACTATTCCTGTTTATGATGTCGGAATGACCAGAAAGCAGTTGGAGGGCATAGCGGCTTATTACAAGCTCGAAATTGGCAAATCGTGGACGAAGCAGGACATTGTTAATGCCTTGGACGAACTTTTGCGTTCGCAAGGTCAGGACAGCGAGGAAGCTGATGTCGAACAGAACACCGAGGAAAGTATCGGTGATGAAGATTCGGGGCAGCCTAATCTCGGTGCGGATATCCCTGAATTATGAGTACCTTTAAGGATATGGTGGCAAAAGATGTGCTGAATGTGTTTCAAAACGTGGACGAATTTGCTGAACATTGCCATGTTATTTACAATAAGCAAGATTTCGGAGAAATCCCTGTTATTCTTGACGAAACGCAAGAAAAAGACAGGGATTTTGCTTCGGTAGATGACCACGGCATGGGTGTTTTTGCGGTTGACGCTACTTTGTATGTTGCCTATGAACACATGAATTGCGTTCCAGAAAAGGGACAGCGAATTTGGCTTGCTGATGTGGAATATGGCATTGAAACAAGTGCTTGTGAAATGGGGCAAATTACTTTGGGGTTGAGGAGGCATGATGAATAATGGCTAAATCTGACAAAGTGCAATGCGGTCTTGTTGTTGATGTTGCTGAGGAGACAACGGAAAGGGTAAAGCAGATTTTGCATGATATTCCTGGTGGCGCACAAAATGCAATTTATAGTGCTCTCGCAAGAGCCGGTGAATCTGGCAGGACAGTTGCGGCAAGAGCTGCCGCTAAAGAGTATACCATTACACAAAGCGTGTTTAATGCCAATATTCGCGCAATCGAAAGAGTGAAACGCATGGATGGTGATACAATTTCGATTAAATTTGGATATTGCGGTTATGTTATTCCGCTGATAAGCTTTGATACCAGAGTTACCGCCAATGGTTACGTTGCAACAAGAGTTAAGCGATCGTCTACCAGAGAAATTTTGGATAATGCTTTTATGACGAATGTTGGCACGCATACTGGGATATTCGAGCGTGAAACATCTGATCGCAAACCTATCAAGGAACTTTTTGGACCGGCACCCACGCAGATGATGTACTCTAACGAAGAAGTCATGGATTCTGTCGAAGAACGTGCCAGCGAAATGTATGAACAGCGCATCGAACATGAAATTTACAGAATATTAAATGGCTATGGGGGTGGCAAGGTGTGACGCCAGATGATTTGTTGGAGCAATTTCGGATTTTTACTAATCAAACCCTTAAAGATATGATTATGCCGATTAAAACACCGCCTGGCAGTGATTCGGCATATCGTGCGCCAAGAGTATTCAAAATGGATTTGCCTAACGTGAAAGCGGACAGGGATAAAGCCCCTTATATTGTGTTGCAGTTTCTAAACGGCAGAGATTTGCAAGAAACTGACGGCAAGCCGGAAAGCACCTGCAATATTCGTGTTGTCGCTTGTGTTTATTCGGAAGATGAAGGTGAGGGCAAATTGCGAGTGTTGAATATGCTGACAAGACTTCGCATTGCATTGCTGGAAGGACGCATTCTCGCACGGCGTTATAAGCTGATATTGCCATTAGAATATATGATATATCCTGACAATCCAGCGCCGTTTTATTTTGGTGAAATGATGACGGCGTGGGAAATTCCAACGATTGAGCGAAAGGTGTAAATATTATGAGTGAAACTAAGAACAAGAAAACAGCCGTTGGGGAAGCTGAATCTTCGCAGGTTGCTACAGTTGCAGGCTCGGCAACTGAAAGCGAGACAGCGACAGTTATAACCACTGCTGAAACGGAAACTTTTGTGTATATTGGACCTAGCATTCCTAAAAGTGTGCTGAAAAATGGCGCAATGCTTATTGGCACGCGTGAGGAAGTGTTGAAATACCTTGCAGATAATAAGGTATGTTATGAAGAAGTGCAGCAGTTGATTGTGCCGATTCAAAAGCTGGCTGGTGCAACTGTGCGTTTGCAGAGTGGCGGCAATTTGCTCGCTGCTAATTATGAAACATTGCGAGAAAGAATTGAAACGCAAGGAGGAAATGACTAATGACTTTTTACCATGGTGTGCAGACGAGCCAGAAGGAGACTTCTGTTTCCACTCCTAATACCGCTGACAGCGGTATTCCATTTATTGTGGGTACTGCCCCCGTGCATACGGTTGGCGGCAAGGTGAATGAGCCTGTATTGTGCAACACGTATTCCGAAGCGGTTTCCGCGTTCGGATATTCTGACGATTGGCAGAAATACACTATTTGCGAAATGATTTATTCTCATTTCAAATTGTTTGGCATGAGCCCTTTGATTGTGGTTAATGTTCTTGACCCTGCAAAACATAAAAAAAGCATTGCTGCAACGTCTGTTAATTTGGTGGACGGTCAGGCAACGCTACCCTATGAGGCGATAGCGGATTCTGTCAAGGTGACGGGTGCGAATGGCAGCACAACATACGTTGCCGGAACTGATTATGATGTATTTTTTGATGACGACAAATTGATTGTTGAAATAATTGATGGCGGTGCAATTACCACCGATACAACATCTTTGGAAATTGGTTATGACGCAATCGATACCAGCGTTATAACCAAAAAAGATATAATTGGAGGTTTTGACGTCAATACCAAAACATATAGCGGTTTTGAATTGGTGGATCAGGTTTTTCCGAAATATCTTACAGTACCTGATTTGCTTCTTGCGCCGGGGTGGTCCAGCGACAGCGAGGTCGCTGCTGTTATGGCAGCAAAAGCCGCAAGTATCAATGGATTATTTCCTTGTAAAGCATTGATTGATGCGGATTGTAGTACGGTGCTTTATTATTCAGATGTGCCGGCGTGGAAAAGTCAAAAAAATATTGTAGGTACAAACCAAATTGTTTGCTGGCCGATGGTGAAGCTTGGTGATCGCATGTTCCATTTGTCCGTGCAGGTTGCGGGGGATATTGCCAAGGTTGATACCGACAACAACGGTTGTCCGAGCGAATCGCCGTCCAATAAGAGTCTGCAAATGGACTCCTTGGTGTTGGCTGACGGAACGGAGGTTACGCTTGACCTTACGCAAGCAAATTACCTGAACGCAAATGGTATCGTCACCGCGCTGAATTTTATCGGCGGTTTTGTTCTTTGGGGGAATTGTACGGCATGTTATCCCTCCAATACTGATGTCAAAGACTATTTTATTGCTGTATCTCGCACCTTTGATTGGGTTGCTAAAACTCTTGTTTTGTCATTCTGGAGCAAGACCGACAAGAAAATGAACCGAGTTTTGATTGACAGCATTACAAATAGCGTAAATATTTGGCTGGCGGGTTTGGTCGCCGAAGGCAATTTGCTTGGCGGTCGGGTAGAGGTTTTGGATGATGAAAATCCGTTGACCGACCTCTTGTCGGGCATTATTCGTTTTCACATTTATATTGCTCCGCCCGTTCCTGCACAGGAAATTGACTTCACGTTTGAATATGATGCAAGCTATGTTCAGTCTGCGTTGACTGCTTAAGTGAGGAGATGAAAATATGGACCCTAAAGGATATATCAATTTTGAAGTATACGAGGACGGAACAAATTTGTGTGGCATTGCCAATATTACGCCACCCGACATTAAATATTTAACGCAATCTATTAGCGGCGCAGGGCTTGCCGGTAACATTGAAACGATTATGCGTGGCATGGTAGATACCATGGGTTTGCAAATTAATTTTCATACTGTCACCGGTGCGGCTGCGTCGTTGGCTGCACCCAAAATGCATATGTTGGATTTGCGCGTCGCGGAAGAATATTATGACAAAACTGCGGCAGATTTGGATGTGCAGGCGGATAAATACATTATGCAGGTTATGCCCAAAACAATTTCTCCGGGGCAGATTGCGCCGGCTTCCGCTTCGGCAGCTTCGGGCGAATTTAGCGTTTATCGGTACGAAGCTTACAAGGACGGCGAAGAATTGTGGGTTATTGACCCGGAAAATATGATTTGTCGTGTTGGTGGTATCGATTACCTTGAGAATGTCCGTAAGGCACTTGGTAAAGCTTAGGTAAAAAATTATAAAAATCAATAAAGTTATGGGACGGCTTTTGCCGTCCCTTTTTTCATGTGGAAGGAGAAAAACATGAGCGAAAATACAATGGCTGAAAACGACAACAAAGAACTAACCGCCGCAATCAAAAAGGCGTTGGCGGAAAGTAAGGGTGTGTATCTTCACAAATTCAAAAAGCCTTTTATCTGGCTTAATGAAGAGCTCGAAAGCATGGCATTTGATTTTGAAAGCCTGACAGGACGAGATATGCAGGCAATCGAGCGTGAGATGGCATTGCTCGGAACATCTGTGCTTGTGCCAACAATGTCTGGCGAATTTTTGCTGCGGATGGCAAGCAGAGCAGCTGGCATTGGTTATGACGCCATTCTTGCCATGCCTATTAGTGATGCCGCGGCAATTCGCACGAAGGCTCGAAATTTTTTATTGAAATCGGAGTTGTAAGCGATATTGGTCTTTTCGACTGGCTCAGGGAACAGGTTTTGAAAATGGCGCAAACCAACAATACACCTATATCGTGCTGGTTGGAAATGACATTGAGCGAGTTCTGCAAATGGATAAAAGCTTCCAACTCCATTGTTCAAGAAATGAAAAAAAATTAATAAATGCAGAAAGGGTGTGATAGGGTGGCTCGAAAAGGGATTGGCATGCATTTTGAACTCTCGGCAACGCTGAACAATTCTTACAATGCCACATTCAGGAAGGCGCAGGAAAATATCGCCACAATGCAGAATGGGCTGCAATCCCTAAAAAAATCACAGTCTGATATTTCTGCATACACCAAGCAGCAAAAGGCTGTTGATACAACCAAGTCAAAGCTTGCAAATTTGCAGCAGCAGCATAATTTTTTGCGAAAAGAAATTGATGAGACCGAGGGGTCAACCGCTTCGCTGGTACGTGAGGATTTGAA